TCCCCGTCGCTTAATTGCCCTTGCTCTAATTTCGGCACTTCTCGCGCGTTTTTGCGCTTAATGCTGCTCGCTGATGGAATAGACCAGCCGTTTTCTCGTGCGGCGCGTTTTAAACGCTCGTAACAGCTGCCAAATTGCGGGCATTCCGGTCTAAAATAGTCGGCCTTAAATGCCTCCCAGGCTTCTTCTGTGAAGTCTGCTTCTTTGCCAGCTTTTTTGTTGCTGTGTTTATCCAACAATAAAGGTAACCAATCCGGGCGTTCAAAAGACCGCACTTTGTAATACCAACGTTTGAGCGACCCTTTCGCGATTTCATACTCAGTAGAAACCGCATCAAGCGCCATCATTAATGCCACGTTGTTTCTCACTAAATCGTCTAGCTTGTGCAGTGGGGCGAGTTTCGCTTTTGCTTCTTCCTTTTGTTTATCGGTCGCTTTTTCATAAGGCTTCCAAATAACTTCCGGTAGGTAGTTGAGTTCTTTTTTAGCTTTCGGAATTTCCACCGCTTGGCTTTGTTTTAATAAGAGTTCGGCTTGGACTTCTTTCGGTAATGAATTAAAAGAGAATTCATAACTTACCCCTTTCACTCCTTCCACCTTTCTAAATTCCCAAGATAGGCTTTTAGCTTTTCGAGTAACATTGCTTGGACTGTTTGGTAACCCGCCAACACCTGCAAGCTCTTTAGAGTTAAACCATTCTTTCATAACGCCTCCAAACCTTACTCGCGATAGCGGCTAGGCCAAATATCTGAAGGTTTAAGCCCTAATGCATTTGCAATTATCCATTCTCCTTTTGGATATGGTTTATCCAAGGCATTACGAACCGTTGTTCTTGATAACCCGTTCTCAATTCCAAGCTGAGCTAATGAAGTTCCTTTTTTCTCTAACTCCGCTCGAATATCTGCGCGATGCATGTCAATAATTCTTTTTTTTCCTGCCATTTTGTGAGATCCTTGGTTAGTTTTAACACTAGCTTACGAAGTACATTTTGATGTAGTTCGCTGACTATGATTTGAATAATATAGTGAATTCTTTGTGAAATCAACTAAAGAATTCAAAAGAATTCACAATTTTTTCACTGACTTCTGTACAATCTTGATTTTTAAAGGGTTTTAATGACACTCTTTTTAAATTCAAGATGAATTTAAAAAGGTATTGTATGAATTCACAACCTAAACAAGAATGGTTTACTGCTTTTGAGTTAGAAGGGATAGGGAATTTGCCAAGCAAGGCGACCAACATAACCAGACGTGCAACTAAAGAAAACTGGAAAAAGAAACAGGTTCAGGGAAAGAAAGGGGTGGCTTATGAATATCACTATTCATCGCTCCCACCAGAAGTACAAAAGGAGTTGGGCTTTTATCCAACTGAAACACGAATGATCGTCCCAAATATTACAGAAACTATAGGGCGCTATGTTAAAGAGGCAATAAATAAGGCCACTGAGCTTGTTAGCGTGCCTTTTTATAAGACGTTTGCTTCTGCCGGCTTTGGGGCGTTTAATGACGACGTGTATGAACCGGATGATTTTGTGGGGTTAAGCGCGCACTGGTTGCAACAACGCGGCCTTCAAAAGAATAAACTGGCATTTATTCTAACCTCCGGCGATAGCATGACCCCAACAATCCACCACGGCGATATGTTATTAATCAACCGTGCCGTAACCACGCCGCGTGATGGGCAGATATATGTTATCCGTTCGGGCGATCAGCTTTGGGTTAAGCGCGTCCAGGGTATTCCTGGCGGCATTCGCTTGATTAGCGATAATAAAGAAATCTACGCCCCAATAGAGCTGATGTTTGAAGATAATTTAAACTTTGAAGTGTTAGGCCAGGTTGTTTTCATCGGCCACGACTTAATTTAAAGATTTAAACCTAAATTTAAAGCCATTTAAACCGCGTTTAATGTTTCCCATTTTTAGCGGTTAAACTGCCAATATTTAGAAAAATTTTCTCATTTCATTATTTCTATTTTTTAACTAATAAAAAAGGGGCTGGCACGCCGCCAAGCCCCGTTTTATCTATATTCATCCCGCTTATTCCCGAAAATTCCCGCCCAATCCCTATTTGTTTTTATGTTTCTCATATTTAGTGGCTGGATACATCTGCCTTTTTTATTTGATTAAATTTGGCTATTTACCACTAAATCACATTCCTTTAAAATACGCATCTTTCGTCATTTTAAAAAACA